CAACGACCCGGCGAGATTTATTGCAAACACCAGTCAATTGATGCGTGACGCTCAACGCTACATCGTGTCGGTGCCCCACAGCGTACACGGTATTTCTTCAATCAACTACGGTTTGCAGGCTTCCATACGAGACACCGACCCTGCGGCGCAAAACCCGTTCCACACCACCGTTGCCAATCACCTGTCCAAAGATGGTAAAATGGTGGATGGAAACATGAGCGTCAATGAGGTGTTAAACATCCTCAACATGGAGGGCACTCCTGTAGCCAAAGAGAAAGCACGAGAACTCATTGATTTGTCATCGGAAATGGGAACGCCGTTGTTTGCATCATCAATCAAAGACATTCTTCTCAGTGGTAAAATCCCGAACATTGACGGCCTTGACCTCAAGCATTTCACTGATGAAGAGATGATGAACAAACCCGAAGATGAGTTGGATGACCATGAAGCGTTCTACCGACATGCACGAGAAAACGGGTATCATGAAGCCATGAATCACTTTTCACAGCAGGCTGACAAAAAGGCATGGGGTGGACATCTTTCTCACGCCATTCCACGAGCCATGGCAATGAAACTTCACCCTCAAATGTTCAAAGATTCTTTGAAAGCCGCTGGCATCGGTGCTATCAAAGGTGATGTTCATGGTGCGAAAAACTTCGGTAGCCAAACAAAGGCTCGTAAAACAAACGACACCAAGAATCACCTTGATACCATCGTTCACTTTGACCCCCGTGTACTTGAGGAAGAAGAGGGTGTGTTCACGCCCGACTTTGAAATCCCCGAAACAGCAGGCATGTCGCAGTACCCGTTGGGTATTCCCTCGCCTGCACACGCAGGATTGACGGACAACTTTGACAGTGGAGCGTGGCATCAAGGGTATGAGTTGACCCCTACACTTGGGGCTGAGTTTGGCGATGATGGCACCATTCACATTGGTTCAAATGTTGGCACGGGGTTGTACCACAGCATTCCTTTGGAGTTAGCCAGCGTTGTTCACGGAAATGATGTTGTTCAACAAGTTTACCCTAACGCTCCTCCGCCCATGTACCCGGACAATGCTCATCAAAGCATGAACATGGAAACAGCGGAAACGGCCAGCACGGTTCCGACCACTATCTCAGCAAGCGAGATGACTGAACTCATCACTTCACTGCTTGACCCGGATGTGCTGTTGAGCAAGAGCGATGATGCAAAATGGAGTCCTGCTGTTCGGCCCATGCACCGCATTTTTGATTTGGCTGACCTTGAACACCTTCGTGGCTTCAGCGGTTCGTGGGTTGTAAGCAAGTGGTACGATGGGAAGCGAGTCATCATTGTACGCAGTGATGATGAGATTACAGCGTTTGATGAAAACGGTCGCAAGAAGGGACTACGCAAAGCCACCAAGGAAGCCCTTGAGAAGATGAACGACAAGAATTACACGCTGGACGGTATTCTTGGCGAAGAAGAGTTGAACATCATTGACATTATCAATTACGACGACACCAATGTAGGTGAAATGCAGTTGTTTGAGCGGTTGAAGATTCTTCGCTCACAGTTTGACAGCCAAGAGCATGTGATTGTTCCCGGCCCACACGATACCCGCATGACTGACGATGAGGGACTGGCTGACGCTGTGAAGAATCTCAAAGACGACCACGACAACATTCTGTTGCGGGACAACAAATCCACCTACATGCGTGGAGAGCGACGACATCCAAAGTGGATTGTGTACCGTGATAGCCGAGACTTCAATTTCATTATCCTTGACCGTCGTGGCAAAGGCCCCTACACCTATCAGTTGGGTGCTGGCCCCATCCTTGAGACTGAGGGGCTTGGTAACAGGGCCGTGGAACATGACGGCGAACACTACATGGATGTAGGCACAGCGCACAATCAGCGTATGGTGTTCAAGGTTGGGGACATTGTTCGTGCCTCCATCACGGGTATCTCCAAGAAAAATCGTAAGAACCGACCCGTGTACAATGTACAAGTCAAGGAGTTGGAGGGAGAGGGCGAAGGAGAGGGTGCGGCCAGCACAGAATCCCTTGACCTCATGACCAAAGCATTCGCACCAATTCTCGTGCCGCACGATATTGAAATCTCGGACTCACAGATTCAAATCGTGTTGAAGGGAGTTGACACAGTAGTGTACAACATGGAAGAAATAGGCGATGTGTGGTGTGTGCATTCACCAAAAAGCACGATGGGTGATTTGACCAAGACCGATTACCCTGTGGTGCTGGCTGAAAGCCTCATGCCGTTTTGGTCATCGGTTGCTCCTTTGCTTGTAGAAGGCATCGTGAGAAAAGAAACCGAAAACGATGTTGTGCCAAAACTGCCATCAAAAGAGCGTACTGAACGACAAAGTGGGGGAGTTCTTGAGGCAGACGATGACAATCGTTTACTCAAACCCAATCAAACCAAGAAGGCATTGGAACTGATTACACGAGCCTTGGATAAAATCGCCAAAGAGCGCATGACATGGACAGGGCCAAAAGGACTGGGCATTGATGTCGGTACGCCGCAAGAATCACCTCGTGGCCCAACCCAACTCCGTCACGAGTCCACCTTGCCGGATTTTGACGGTGAAAAGAAAATTACTGATGAAAAGAAAGAGAAGAAAACCGAGCGACTGAACCACATTCAAGTAGAAACTGATGAGGGTGAAAGACTCTCTATAGACTACGATAATGACCAGCCATTGGTGTCTCGTACTTGACGAACCATTCTTATACCATAACAGGGAGTCGGAAGTTCAATGCTGAGCATTCAACGACCCACTGACGGTATCACTCTCCTCAAGAGTGGTAACGATTTGGTCGTTGCTGGCTACGCATCGGTTGAACTTGTTGACAAGCAAGGCGACCTTATTACTCGCTCCGCCCTAAAGGACGCCTTTGACGGCTTCATGAAGGGCGAAAAGTACCGCAATGTGCAGTTGGCTCATTCCAACATTCAAGTTGGTGAAGTCATTGACTCGTACATTGATTCCAACGGACGCATGTGGAAATCCGAAACGGATGACACTGGACTGTTCGTTGTTGTTAAACTCCGCAACGACATTGAGAAGGCTCGTGAAGTGGCCGCTGAAATCCGCAAGGGCAACCTTCGTGGATTCTCCATTGGAGGACAAGCATTCAAGCGAGTGCGAAAGTCCGACATGGAGAAAGGCGACTACCAAGAGATTTCAAAAATGGAGTTGCACGAGGTAACGATTTGTGAGAAGGGTATCAACCCCGAAGCACAATTCCGCATTTTGAAGGAGGACACAAACATGACTGACGAAAACAGCGATTTGACCGAAATTATGTCACGCCTTGAAAGCCGACTGGATGCCATGGAGAAGGGAGAACTTCCTCCTCAACTCCGTGAACACATGAAGTCCAAGAAAGGTGGCGATGAAGAAAAAGATTCCGACGAAAAAGAGGATGACAAAATGAAGATGAAAGACGAGGACGAAAAAGACCACGACGACAAGATGGCTTACATGAAGGGTGAGGAATACTCCGATGTTATCTCCTCCGAGTACCTTAACTGGATGGAGAACACCCTCAAGTCGGCTGGCGTGGACACCCTCGCCGCACGAAACCACTTTGACGCTCTTGAAAAGGCTCAACTCGGTGGCTTTGACAACCCCGACGCTGTTGACGGTGCTGACTACTTCGGTGGTCAAGTCCGTGGCCGAGGACAGGAGAACGGTTCTCCTTCTACTGGCGCAATCAACGCTCTCACTGCTTCCGGTGGCAAAGAGCCAGCCGGTGCCATGGGACCAGCATCTTTGGCCAAGAGTTACCTCAACTCCGAGAATGTGAGTGAGGCTGACATTGAAGCCGCTTACGAGGTGTACAAAGCCGCCGCTTTGGAGCAAAACTTCCGAAACGACCTTGAGGGCAACTTCGCCGCTCGCTTCAACAACGAGATGGAAGTTGCAAAGGCTGAGGCTGAGAAAGCCGCCTTTGACGCACGGGCTCCTCTTACGGAAATCGTGAAGTCCATTGAGGCTCTTTCCGAGCGCATTGACAACATCGGTGCAGGAGCAGGTACGACCATCCAAAAGTCGGCTTCCACCATTGACATTCCCTCAACGCAAGATTTGGCAAACATGGGGTGGGACGAAGTTCACGCCCTTGCACACCGCACACTGCGTGGAGAGTGAAAACAGAACTGAGGTGAAAATATGGCAAGAGACTACATCCGAAACATTACAGACATGGAACGCTACTACTACGGTGCTGGCAACGCTATGGGCTACTCCTACTCCGGTAGCGAGTTGCTGAAGGCTGACGCACCAATGTTGTCCACGACGGCTGGTACCTACCAAGCCATCTACGGACGCAAGGTTTGGAGCCAGTTGAACCAAGAGTTCAACGCCTTCTCCATCCTTCCAAAGCGACCTTGGGAACGAAGTGGCTGGCGAGTCATCACCGAGCGTCCTTCCTTCACGGTTGGCGGCGGTGTGGCTGAGAACGCTACCCTCCCCGACACCACCAAGCCAACCTTCCAACACATTGCCGCCAAGCCAAAGACTGTGGTTCACACCTTTGACATGAGCGAAACTGCAATGTTCCTGTCCGACAAGGACGATGGATTGGGCGACATTCGTGCAATCCTCAAGGAAGAAATGGGCAAGCACCACGCTGAGCATGTGAACAAGATGCTCACCACTGACAAAGGCACCGTTGCCGGGAACGACTTTGAATCCCTTGACCGTGTCACTGTCGGTGCTTCCTCCACTGCAAACGAAGACATCTACTCCATTGACCGCAGTGCAAACTCGTGGTCGCTGGCTGAACACAACGAAAACAGTGGTACCGACCGCAACCTGTCCCTTGACCAACTGGACGACCTGTTCCAAAAGATTTGGACTCGTGGTGGAAACCCCAAGGTCATGCTCACGGGCTACGACACGCTGATGCGACTTCAACAACTCCTCCAAAGCCAACAGCGATTCATGGAAGAGAAGCGTGTCACGCCTACCTACAACGGTGTGAAGGGCGTTCCCGGTATTGAGGCTGGTTTCATTGTGGCTACTTACAACGGTGTCCCAATCATCCCATCCAAGGATGTACAGACCGACACCATCAGCCGCTTGTACTTCCTTGACACGGACTACCTGTACTTCAGCACTGCAATTCCTACCCAATACTTTGAGAGCGGTATTGAAACCGGCGACCCATTCGCCATCAACCGCCTCGGCCAAGAAGGAATGTACCGTACCATGGGTGAACTGTGGACGACTTTCTTCGGTGGACACGGTTCAATCCGTGACCTCAAGTGAGGGTGGATTCAACGACTACAAAAGGAAGTGAAAAAACATGGCAACAGAAACAAAGACGCAAAAAGGCTTGACCATCTCGTTTGATGACGGCGATTTCTCCACCGGAACCGTTTCGGTTCTTTTGGACTTGGACATGCGAACCGGAACCCCCGTTGATGAAACGGATTGGTTGGACGGCAACGCTGGTGGTTCATACCCCGGTACCCTCACTGGTTTCACCGCAAAGAACACTGACGGAAATGCGGCAGGTAGTATGCGAATGGTGACCATCGGGTTTACTTTGGCAGACGCCGCTGAGCAAGTGCTGGTTCTCACCGCAGGTGCATCAAAAATTGTCGGTGTCCTCGGTACCACCTTCGCTGTGGCTGACAAGACCCTTTCCGCTACCTTCACCAACACGGGGCTGGCTCCTGCCGCCAAGACTGGCGGTACTGACCCATCAATCGTCCTTCACGGTGAAGCAGGCGGTGCAGGAACGGTGACCGTGGTTCTGCTGAACTGAGGTTGATTTGAATGCCCACGGTGACCTACACTGGCCCATTTTATGAGCGAAGGCGGCGGGACACTCCCACCCCTTGGCTCCGTGGTGAGGTCGTGGAGGTCACGCAAGAGTGGTTAAACGAGTGGCGACACACGCTACCCGCCAAGCATTTCTCCATTGAAGGGGATGAAGGAGTCACCGTTGACGGTGGCGATGACGGCATCCCCGACAGCGGTTGGTCACGAAAGGACATCCTTAAGTGGTTGACCGCCAACGGAGTTAGCAAGGGTAGCGGTTATCTTACGAAATCCGCCGCTCTCGCTCTTGTAGAAGGGCATTTGAATCCCACAGAATGAGGTGAAAAAACATGGCAGTAACAATTGACCCACGAACATCAGTCTTTGGCGACCGTATGGTTGTCACTGGAACATACGAAGCGGCAGACGCAACGATTGACCTGAGCGATTTCCTTTCGGAAATCAACTTTGCTGACATCACTCCTACTTCGGCAATGGCACCACTCAACCTTGAGATTGGTGGGGCGGCAGACGCATCGGACGCTACCCCAAGCACTTTCCGAAACTTTGCTACGGTGGACGGTACGACGATTACCATCAACAAAGTACAGGCTACTCAAACCGCTATTGGTGGAACATTCATCGCTATTGGTCGTCGTGCTTGAGGTGATTCCTCGTGGCATCGCTGACCAAAATTGGTGTGAAAGTGTTTGGCCCGTTCTCCCCAAAGGAGTTCAGTGACCTCGGCACGCTTCAAACGGCAATTCAAGCAGACATCCAAGCCATCAGCGACTCAAGTAGCACCAGTTCGGTGATTGACACCGAGGTGTTCCCTGTGTTGGGCAACTATTTCGTCATGGTGACCTATCAACAAGCATGATGTTGAGGGGTTAGCATGGGGTTTGATGTCCGAAGCATTGACATGAGCGATGTAGTTCGTGCTGGTAAGCAAGGCCGTAAGGCTGACTTTCAGTATGGCGGTGAAGTGGTGGCTAAGCCACAGCATCCCCTTGAGGGCGTCACACAGTCTCAACGCAACCGCAATCAAGAAATAGGTGACATCCTTAACATTGGAGCAGGTACACGCTGTAAGCACTGTGGGTTCCTTCACTTCCTGTGGAGGGCTACCTGTGGGGCTTGCGACAAACCAATGGACTACAACATGGGCCACCGAGATGAAAAGAAGAGGTTGTGAACATGAAGGTACTCATCAAAGCAATGCGACCGCACCGACAAAAGGTGTTGACCGAAGACGGACAAGAAATGCGTTTGCAACAATGGGCAAATAAAACAGCATCAGCCGCCCTTCGCACTGCTGGCGGAGAAGCCAGTGGTGAGCAGTTTACGCAGGCTCGTGACGCCCTCATGCGTGAGGCCGTAGCCAACCCCGATGAACATGGCCTCAAGTTCATGGGCGAGCGTATGCCCTTTGAGGGTCAAACCTTGGAAGAGTCGCTGAGCGAACCCGACATTTTTGACGAGCAGGGCAACCTTCGCCAAACCCTTCCGCAAGAAGAGAAAAAGGAGTTTGAACCTGATGCTGAGGCTGAACACCTCCGTCGCATCATGACTTCTCGTGATGTTGCTATTCGTGATGCTTGGACTGTGTTGAAGCAACAAAAAGGCTTCCCGTACCGTGATGTTAGGCAAGACATGGTTGCAGAAGAATACCGTAAAAGGGAAGCAGAAAAGCAGTTGGACGATTTGCGACGAAGAATGACTGAGCCACGAACTGGTCCAGCCGCCGGAAATGCTTGAGGGAGGAATATGAGTGCCAGTAGTGTTCAGTCCCGGTGAGCCGGAAACTCGGCCTCTTGACCCATCTGCTATCGTTTACACTACCGCCCAAAGAGTCGCTGACCTGCTGGACATCGGCCCACAAGACGCTATCCTCATGAGTGCTGATGCTGACACTGATGCTGTGTACATTACAGGCAACGAGTACCGTCAAGTGGGCTTTAGCGTAGGCGATAAAATCCGTGTGTACAGCGATGCTGACCCGCT